GCACCTTCCGGTGCACAACATGGTGATAAGCCATCGAGTATAAGCCCTCGCCTAGGCCATCTTCCTTCATAGATAATCTCCTAAGGCAAATATTGGGAGACTTTCAATTTAAACTACTAATATAATGAATAAAAAATTAAATTTTAAATCACTAATAAAAGTAGTCAACTGGATTACTATCAGTTTTAAACCTGATAGTGGTCTAGTGTCCCAACAAGCCTTATCAAAGTTAATCCAGTCCTTAGCAAAATTACAAACAAACAGAGGGCCTATGGCTCTCGTTATGTATTGTAAAATTGTTAGGGGTAATCTAATGAATTATTTATCAAGTAATTCAGAAAGAATACCTGGATGTGCTTTGACTAGAGACGGAATTCCGGTAATCTTGGGGGACCTTATACCATATATTCGTAATAGTTCATACCTAGCAATAGCTATGATCTTTACAATATTATTTAGTACAAGATCTCTTAATTTAGGAAAATCTCCTGTAATAAATTCAATTATACAACCCCAAAAGGGGGACGTACCTAATTTAGTTTATTACATGAAATTTTTCTGAAAAGATTTAGGATACCTAAAGGCATCCACTATTCCAGGTTATCTTAAGGTTGATACCAAGATGATTAGAAGTAAGGCAGGCCCTAATGGGCATGCCTTAACAACTAGTTATCTTGATATTAAAGCCCTTCCTTCATCACTGATCCAAAGTTTAATAACGATGGGTGGTGATAGAATGAAGGACCACCTTGAGTTAACAGGGAATAGTCGGATGAGGGATTTCTGATTAAATGCTATTCCTTCCTTAAAATCAAAAAATGATATGAGTCTTTCTTTCAGAAAGCTTTCATATTTTGGTGATAAGGAGAATAAAGTAAGGGTTATAGGAATAATGGACTGATTCAGTCAATTAGCCCTAAAGCCTTTACACTTATTTTTAGGAAAAGTATTAAAAAGAATTCCTCAAGACTGTACATTTGACCAAGGTAAATTTGTTGATTTATTATCACAATCGAAAGTGTTCTATAGTGTTGATTTATCAAACGCTACAGATCGTTTTCCTATTGAGTTAATATTTCAATTATTATCTTGTCGTTTCCCTATATCTTATGTTCAGGCATGAAAAAATGTAATGGTAGGATATCCTTTCGATATTACCTTTCCAAATAAGATAAAGAAATCATTATCTTATGAGGTTGGTAACCCGATGGGAGCCTATTCTTCATTTAATTCATTTGCCTTAACACACCATTTTCTAATATATTACTGTTGTAAGGAACTTGGTAAATCATGAAAAAATTTACCATATGCCTTATTAGGTGATGATATTGTTATTGGTGATAAAGATGTTGGGGAAATGTACATGTCATTCCTAACTCAACTCGGAATAGAATACTCTCCTGCTAAAACTCATAAAAGTGAAAACTTCTATGAATTTGCAAAAAGAATATTTTATAACGGAGTTGAGGTAACCCCTTTCCCTTACTCTGCTCTGTCTCAATGTAAAAAATCACCAGAAATGATGACTACATTACTATGAGAAGAACAAAGAAAAGGAAAGTGGGTTACAAAGGTTGATATTGTGTCAAGTGTTTCTTCATTCTTTCAAATTGTCATGGACTGACGGAGACCTTATATTAAGAAAAAGGTATCCTTCAATTCATGATTAGTTTGAATGATGTTAGAGGTTTTAAACGGCCTTCGTCCTGCTGATGTGTTCATTAATGAACTCATCAGGAAGAAGAAACTGAAGTTAAAACCTTTTAGCTTGTTAGCATCTAATAATTTAGTTGCTAATAGCTTGATGACATCTTTTGTTAAAACTGATTTCTCATCTGCTGTTGATTTTGATATTAAGAAAATACCTTTATATATGTATGTTCTTAATTTAAATAAACAGTTTATGAGTGAGCAGTTTGAACAAATGAATGAAGATCCAAATTTCGATGGTAGATTACTTTCATTTATGAATACTCCAATTCCACAAGCACAAGTTGCTGTGTATACGGAGTATGTAAATTTAAGTAGTTACCTTAGAGATTTGGATAAGTCTGTCTTTATTGACTGGTCTAGTAAATTAAGACGTTTCTCTTTACCTAAATTTGATAAATCAATTTTAGAAAAGGGAAATGTCCAATTATCTAGACAAGTTAAAACTCTTGGAGAAAAAATAGAAGCCCAATTGGTTATTCTTGCAATGTTTAAACCAGGTAAACTGTTGTTTAACATGAAGAATTTCCAAAAAGGGCAACTAAATATCTTAAGAGGTAAGACGGGACCTGCTAAGGCTTAACAACCTTAGACGCTACCAAAAGACTTAATTGTCGGGGGGTAGTGTTTTGTCCAATCCAAAATAAGTGTTCACATATGTATATGTTTGAATACTTAATTTTGAG